ANGAACTAAGAGGAGAATATTATGGTTGGAAAAATAAACGCTAGACGCGAAAGTCGTAAAACACCTGGAAAGAAGTTTGGCACCACTACCTACAAGAAAGGTGGGAAGGTAGTCAAGAAACAGATCGGCGGAATGGCAAGTCAAGGCTATAACGCTAGATTGGATGAATCTTTGGGTGCTCGTAATCCTGGAGCAACTGGCAGCTTAGCTGGCAGACGCGCTATGAGCCAAGGCATGGAAAATGCCATGGGTCGAGGAGCTTATTCCGGTGCACGTACGATGGCCAAGAAAGGCGGAAAAATAAAAGCTAAGCACGGCGGAAAGATCAAGAAAAAATAGATTGGAAGATACAACCGCTATTTATGTAATCCTTAAAAAGATTCGTGAGCGAAAAGAACAACTAAAAAACATTATCGCTGCTGGAATTCACAACTTTGACGAGTACAACAAAACAGTGGGTGAATACAAAGGCTATAATATAATGGAACAGGATATACAGGACCTGCAGAAAAAAGAAAATGGAGATACCGAAACGTAAATTTGCCTTAGAAGAAAAAGACTTATCAGTAGAGGCAGATGAAAATAATAAAATAGCAGAAGAAAAAGAAAACCGCTTTGTTGCAAAAATACAACAGGAGGCGCTTAAGGATATTGATCATTTACCGACAGATAAAGTTTTAGATCGATTGCCCGAGCCAACAGGCTGGCGACTTTTAATTCTTCCGTATAGAGGGCAAGGAAAAACTAAGGGTGGAATAATACTGTCTGATGAGACAATTGAGGAGAGGGGATATACAACCGTTACAGGTTTAGTCCTGAAAGTCGGACCCGACGCCTATAAAGATGAAAAGAGATTTCCTAACGGACCGTGGTGCAAGAAAAATGATTGGATTATATTCGGTCGTTATGCCGGTTCACGATTTGGAATAGAGGGTGGTGAAGTGAGAATATTAAATGATGACGAGATAATCGCCGTGGTAAAAGACCCGGAGGATATCTTGCAATACAAATAACAGGAGTAAATTATGCCTGCAGAAACCAAGGTACAAACACAAGCCGAGGCGGATGAAAAAATGGTCAACCTTCCTTCCGAAGGGGAAGCCATTGAAGTTGAAGTAAAAGATTCTCCAACCATTGTTAATTCTGAAACAGATGAAACAATAGATGTGGGAGAAAAACCTATTAAGGAAGTTGTTGAAGTAGCTTCTGAAACGGAAGTAGAGGACTACGGGAAAAAAGTTCAGTCCCGTATAGACAAGTTAACCAAGAAATTACGTGAATCGGAAAGACGCGAGGCGGCAGCCATTGAGTACGCCCAAGGGGTACAAGGGGATGCCAGCAAGCTTCGAAACAGAGCACGGCGATTAGATGCCGGTTATGTTGGAGAGTTCGCGACGCGTGTGGAAGCGGAAACAAATGAGGCTAAAAAGGCCTTAAAAGCAGCTGTTGAACTGGGAGATTCGGATGCACAAGTAGAAGCGCAGCAAAAACTTGCGCGTTTAGCTATTGAATCCGAACGAGTTAAATCTACTCAGGCTCAGCGTGAGCGGTTAAAAAAGGAGATGGAGGCACGTGGGGTTAATCCAAACCAACCACAAATGCCCCAATACCCTCAATATCCGCAGCAACCACCTCCGCCACCACCTCCGCCTGATCCAAAGGCAGAGTCGTGGGCTGAGAAAAACAAGTGGTTTGGAGAAGATGAACCAATGACCTTGACATCTTTCTCAATTCATCGTAAGATAGTGGAAGAAGGATTTGACCCTTCGTCGGATGACTATTATATTGAAATAGACAAAAGGATGAAGGAAACATTCCCTCATAAGTTTGCTCCCGATGGGGGCGCAGTTTCGCCAACTCAAACGGTTGCCTCGGCAAATCGGGGTGTACCAGTTAGGCGCAAAGGCACAGTGAGACTCACACCATCACAAGTAGCCATATCAAAAAAACTAGGTGTGCCACTAAGCGAATATGCGAAGTACGTGAAGGAGTAGGCATATGGAAAAATTAAAAACACAAAAACTACCATCACGCGAGTCTGAAACCAGAGAGAAAGTTTCTCGAAGGAAACCATGGACTCCACCGTCAACACTAGACGCACCACCTGCACCACCAGGATTTGTCCATAGGTGGATTAGGGCCGAGTCTTTAGGACAGATGGATCAAAAAAATGTATCCGCTAGACTAAGGGAAGGTTGGGAGTTTGTCCGCGGGGACGAATATCCTGACGTTGAATGGCCTCAAATTGATTCAGGTAAATATAACGGTGTCATAGCTGTTGGAGGATTAATGCTAGCGCGAATTCCGAAGGAAACGGTTGAAGAGCGTAAGAAACATTTTGCACAAGTAACGCAGGATAAGGACGACGCGATCGCAAACGATCCCTTGAAGGATCAACATCCTAGCATGCCTATCTCGAAAGAGAGAAGCACTCGCGTAAGTTTTGGTGGCAAAAGAAACACTTAGTTTCCTCCACAAAAATTACACAATTTTGACACACTCATGAGGAGTGGGTCACAACTTATACTATGAGGAAAAATCATGGCAAATAAAGACGCGCCATTTGGTTTAAGACCTGTAGGGGAATTGGGAAGTAACATCCAAAACGCTGGAACCACTCAATATAGAATTGTATCCGGTTACGGAACTGCGATCTATAAAGGTGATTTAGTTATATTAGTTACTGCAACTGGCACGCTCAATGTAGCAGGCGGTACAAGTAATGATATAGTAGGCGTATTTAATGGATGCTTCTATAATGACCCTACTACTCAAAAACCAACTTGGAAAAATTATTATCCCGGTAGCATTACACCTACCGTTGGTAATATTGATGCGTATGTCTATGACGATCCAAATAAGTTGTTTGAAGTACAGGCAGAAGGTTCGCTTACATATGCGGCCGCTGTAGGTAAAAACATTGATACTCAATATACGGCTGGAGCCACTATTAATGGCCAGTCTAAAGTAGAGCTTCAAGATGAAACACCTACCGCAGCTACTAAGCAATTGCGAATAATTGGTCCTTCACAAGATCCAGATAATAGTGATTTAGCTTCGGCTAATTCTAATTGGATTGTGAGAATCAATGAGTCTGTATACTTACGAGCAGCTGGCGTATAACCTAGGGAGATAATCAATGGTCATTTCACGTATGCAATTGGTCAAAGAGCTCGAACCGGGTTTAAATGCTTTGTTTGGGTTAGAATACGACCGCTACGAAAACCAAGATAAGGAAATCTTTGATACAGAGAGTTCCGATCGTGCGTTCGAAGAAGAAGTAATGCTAGGTGGTTTTGCCAATGCAGCTGTAAAACCTGAGGGTCAAGGCGTAAGCTACGAAGACGCTCAAGAAACTTACACTGCAAGGTACACCATGGAAACCATTGCTTTGGCTTTCGCATTAACNGAAGAAGCCGTAGAGGATAACCTTTACGACAAGATTAGCACTCGATATACANAGGCATTGGCACGTTCAATGGCCAACACTAAACAAGTAAAAGCTTCAAANATTCTCAANAGAGGATTCAACAGCTCTTACCTTGGNGGTGATGNNANNGAGCTTTTAGCGACTGACCATCCTACACTTAGTGGAGACCAAAAAAACGAATTGACAACTGCTGCCGACTTGAACGAAACTTCGCTCGAGCAGGCTCTTATCGATATTGCTGATATGAAAGACGAAAGAGGATTAAAAATTGCTCTAAGGGGCATGAAACTAATCATCCCAGTCAATCTTCAGTTCAATGTAGAAAGATTGCTAAAATCACCAGGACGACCAGCAACTGCTGATAATGATATCAACGCTGTAAAATCAATGGGAATGATTCCACAAGGTTATGTGGTAAACAATTTCTTGACTGATACAGACGCTTGGTTCATTAAAACGGATGCTCCTAACGGACTTAAACATTTCGTTAGAGCACCTATTCGTACTGCGATGGAAGGCGACTTCGATACTGGTAATGTGAGATATAAAGCGAGAGAAAGATACGTCTACGGATGGTCTGACTGGCGCGGCATATTTGGCTCACCAGGAGCATAGAATAATTAAGGAAGGGCGAAATTAATTCGCCCTTCCTATCCTAGTAAATAGTTATGCAGACTGGCTAGGCAGACGGTATAGAGACGGCATAACGAAAGGTCTA